GACAGAATGTATCCCAGGATTGCTACTGTAACTGATAGTGCAATGTATATTATTAAACCCCATATCAAAAGAATCATAAGTGCCGTTAACATGTCGAGGCTCCTGTCTTGTTACGTGTCTAAGACCACGTTCTATATGTTCTAATCTACAGCGTGGATGTGGTCTAAATATTATTGGTCTGTCTGTATGTTTGCGTATTTCATCGTAGGTGTTTAAGAACCAATTGCTCATACTTGGCATGTTTTTCCACTGTAGACTTTTGTCGTGTTGTCCGCATATGAGAATATACTCGCCGCTTGTTCTCCACGGCTTTTCTAAAAGTCCCAGAAGATGCTTACGACTATCATCGTTATTATTATCCCCAAAATAAGCATCTCTGTTGATTCCATTTAATCCCACCTTCCACGTCGTTCCTCTTTTGATTCCTCCGACTTCAAGTACAATAACTGGTCTATTATCCTGCATACAACGGGTCCAAATATCTTTGTTACGAGCCATTCTACCATTAAAAAGAACGCTCCAAAGAACATGAACATCGGAATCGCTGATATTGCTACTATTGCAAATGCTATGGCCGCCGTGTATACAACTATGCTCAAAAGCAGAAAAAACATCTTTGGAATTAAGGGCACCGTATTCTTTCCATAATCTAAACTTCATTATGACGTCCAGTAAGTTTCCTTGCGTTTAACCATTATATCTTTGGTTAAACTTTTTCCAGTATCTTTTCTAGCGCCCTTCAAATGGTCGATCCATTGACCAAGTTTAGTATTTATTAGAGGATGTCCGCCTCCGCCGCTCTTTGCTTCTCTCAAATACATCTCTGCACTATAATCTAAAACATCTGGATTATATGTTTTTAATAGGTTTAGTATATGTCCAAATATAAAACTGTCATGCCATTCGACTAATTTAAACATGCCATTTTCTGCATCTTCATAAAATCTTTCAAATTCTTTTAAGAACTCTTTGCATACAGGATGATTTAAATTTAAACCGTAAAATCCACACTCTGGCCATGTTTGTGAACCTTTACCTCTGCCAACATATGTTATCCATTTGTCATCTGGTAATAGGTCACTAAACTGTTCATATGTCCAATCGTTGTGTACAAAAGTATCTGCATCCATCCATACTACCCAATCTGTACTGCGTTCACATGCATCAAATACTGCATACACTTTGTTGGCAAAACGTACTGCGTCCCATTTAAATTCTTTTTGCCAATCTTTGCGTCCTTTACGAGCTGGATGGTTTTCTATATTACCGTTTGCATATGGTACATTAGCCCATTTTGATTTAAAATCATTTAATTTAGGTAATACCTTAAATGCATCAAATACTGTTATATTGCTACTTTGTACTTGAGGTGTACAGTCTTCTGCATAGACTAAAAGTTTTATTGCAGGATCAACTCTTTCTGCAAAACTATCTAAAAATCGTTGTCCGTATTTTTCTAAACCGGGTTGGTGAAATGTTGTAACTACAGTAATATTTTTCATATAAATTCTCGCATGTGTTTCCAGCACTGGCCTGAGCGCAGTTCTTCAAAGTTCCAATGGCTCATACTAATACGTTGACACCATCTATGTCTGTCAAATTGATTAGGAGTCTCGATTTGATTTAAATTAGTATTAGCAACTTCTTTACATTGGCTATCATTAGCATCAGTCAAAAATATGTTATAACCTTTAATTGCAGGCCCAACTGCTGCACTGCTATTATGGTTAATTACTGCCCATGCCCCCAGTAAGTCTCTTTCAAGCGGTTTATTAGAAGGACTTATTGAAACATTTTTATACGTGTATAATCTGCAATTTTTATCTAAATATTCTTTTGCCCTTTTATCTCCGGGATGTCCTCTGATTATAATCGGCCTATCAGTATATTGCTGTAGTGCAAATATAGTTTGTTCTAACCAGTCTAATATATTTGTACCTTTCATACTCCAGCCGCCGTTCCTTTGAGCCATTATGAGTATATGATTGCCTGTATTTTTATAAGGTTCTAATTTTATACCTGTATTTTTTTGTATTGATATCCATCTATCAGGATCAATAATACTATCACAATAATTGCCTGTGGTAGGAAATATGCCGTTAAAACTATATCTTAAATATCCCCAAGGGTTGACTGTATTATGATATAAAAATAAATTTGCATCTGCACACACTGTAGGAATATGACTATCTATAAGTTGTTTTCTTAACGCTAAATGAGGAGAATGTGTCTTATCATATACCCATCCCTGAATAACATTTACATCGCTAGGTACTATTGTGCGCCCACTATATACTTCGCCTTGATCACCTGCTGCACAAACTCCAGTTACAAAGTCACGTAATAATTGTTCCTTCTGTGGTTTTGTATTTTTTGCAGGTACTGTCTGTAAATAACTAATTACTTTCATTTAAGATATCCCATGCATATCCACTTATCATTTCTTGCGGGGTAAATTGAGCATAACTTAGATGTGCAGCAAATGCTTCCATATCATCTCGTACAGGTTTATATAGGCTATCTATTTCCTCTATTGATGTATTACAAAATATAGTTGCTGCATTTGGCGCAAGTGCGATAGCAGGTATTCCGTATAGTAATGCTTCTGTAGCTGCAATACTATTAAAAGTAATTAGACAGTGTGCTTTATCTAATGCACTGTAAATTGTATTAGTAGTAATGCGGTCACTTCTAGAGGGCTTACTACGAATAACAATTTTACGATCAGTAAAATGTTTAATTTGTTGTACAGTTTCATTTAGCCACTGGTCTAACTCTAATCCATAAAACTTCATAACTTTTTTACTAGGAGGACAAATTAATATTTCGTCGCCGCCATTACGCTTTTTAAATTTATAATTAATTTTTTTAATTCTGTCATAGGGCCTTTCGATTAAAGGACCTAAGTGTTGTACATTATTTACAGTAAGTCTATGATAGGTTTTGTGTTTATAATTACCTAAATACCCTGTATCCATATAGATAAATTTACGTCCAGTATCTAAGCAATGCTGTATTGCTTGCTGACAATTAGTAGATAATCCTCTTATTAATAAAGGAGTTGTAGATTCTTTTTCTCTATCCCATGTTGAAATTTTACCACCAGAGCCTTGAACAAAATTTTCAAGCAACGGATCATATTTCATTCCTTTTGACTCGTAAGGAGCATCGCTTTCTATTGATACAACTCTAATAGGTTTCATATCTATTCCTTTATAAAACTGTTCGTCTGGGTCTACTAACTTTTTAAGACTTTTTTTTAGATGATCTTTTGTTCCGTCTGCAATAGATAAATCATCTATAGTTTTTATTCTTTCTATTTCTTTAATATATCTATTTTTTTCAATATTAATTTTATCCTGTAATACAATTCTTTCAACCTTGTAATATTCGTTAGCATACTCACAATCTCTGTATGCTGGAAACCAAGGACCGCCTTCTGTATAATGCAACGCTGTAGGATGTCCATTATCGGGCTCTTTGTACCAACCTACTAGCCAATTCCACGAATGGCTAATTTTTCCAATCTCACTATCATCTAACCAACTAAATCTGTGTAGGTATGCACCTGTAGTATCTTTATCGTTAACAACACCAATGGTAAGTTTTTTGTTACTAGGGTGTCCACAGTTTATGAGCATCATACTTGACCAATTTTTACGTGGATAGTTAGTCTGTTGCTTACCATCCATTTTTGTTCCTTCTTTAGGAGTGTAGTCGTGTTGCGCACACATTACTGCATATTTGTTATTACGCTGGTTAAACAATCGTTTTATATCTTTTAAAAATACAAAGTCACAGTCAACAAATAATGCCCATCCTTTATATCCATTTAAATGCGGAATAAGGAATCTTGTAAATGTAAATTCAGTAGAAGCTAATTTATCTTCTTCTCTCCAGTAATCGCCATTTGCACGTAACTGTTTCTGTTTTAACGGTATAACTTTAACAGGTATAGTTGACAATGCTTCTATGCTTTTTTTGCACACTTGATAGGCAATATCTTCTCTACTGTCCCAACCTACATATACTCTTAACTGTTCAGTCTCGTCTTTCAATATCTTCCTCCACACATTCTTGACCCCATTGTATTTCTAAAATGTGGGCGTTTTCTTTTTTAAAATTTGATGCTTTATGCCAAACTTCTTTTCCTATTTCATACGGCAGCCGGTGAGGCTCTAACTGCACCGAAGAAAGAATACCATTCCATTCGGTTGTCATGTCTACAATTCCTTCTAGTACAATCCATTGTTCAGATCGTTTAAAATGTTTTTGATCACTTAATGACTTGCCTGGGTAAATTACAAGTTCTTTAACTTTATAGCCTTGTGCAGGTTTATGATCTAACACACGCCAGTACCCCCAGTCACGTTCTGTCTTTTGTGTTTTCCATTCGTCTAGTATCCAACTACTACTGTTGGCTTTGTTCTCACCGCCTATACCAAATGCAAATTCAACTTGAGGATGATCGCCATACGTAGTATATTCAGGTGTTGTAGTATTTGTTCTATCGCCACCGTTTGCAAAAATAATTTTGCCTGTGTTAGTTGACATGGTGTGGAATATTGCTTGACACGCACTGTTGTCACTATCATCAAATCCAATAACTTTATCTACAACACTAAGTTCTTTAATAATTGAGAAACGTTCTTTAAATGTCATAAAAGGCCTACCCTTTTTACGAGTAAGCCATTCGTCACTATTAATACCTACTATAAGGTAATCACCTAATTTTTTTGCTGCTTTAAAATATTCTATGTGTCCTGAGTGTATAGGATCAAAGCCGCCTGTTACTAATACTACTTTTTGCATACTGGTATTTATGTACGTAGTTAATCACTACCATCCAAAAATGTAATCTTTTCTTACATTTGTTATTTCTTTAGCGCCTAATTCTTTTAAAAAATTACCTGCACAGTATTCAGTGTCCTTGTGTTGTTCACACACAATAATAGGTTTATATTTGGTAATAGTTTCTACAGCACCCTGAATAACTTGCAGTTCGTGTCTTTCACAATCAATTTTTAGTAATCCAAATTTAGGCAAATCTAAGTTATCCATGCGTTTAATATCAATTGAACCTGTACCAACTTCGCTTACAAAGCTATTTCCAGTATTAACACTATCAAAAATCATTTGTACTTTGCTATCAATATTACCTAGCGCATATCGGTGTACGTCAACAGGTAATCCATATACATTGCGCTCTAAACAACTATACACTTGTTTAAGAGGTTCAAATGCTATTACACGTTTAAACTTTTCAGTGAGTGGTTTTGCCCATAACCCAACATTAGCACCAACATCAATAGCAATATCAAAATCTGTAACATACTTGTATGCTTCGTCTCTAACATCGTCTTGATATTCTGGAGGCCCGCCATTCCGTATACGTTTTGTGATTAACCTTTCAAAATGATTGTCACTATCAGGCAAAAAATAATTATATACTTGTTTCATTTTTTAATAACACTATATACTTTTTAACGTATACAGGTCCTCCCTTTTTAACTTTGTTCCAACCTTCTGTTATATTTTTAGAAATAATTTTCCAGTTAGGACATAGTGATGTTATTTTATTTTCCCACCATTCAGGCTCTTCAATTATTAAATGTGCATTGCGTCCATCGCTTAGTGATTTTTTTGCTGGATGGCATGCAATTAAATGGTATTGGTATTTTGTACCTCGTTGAAATAAATCTATTATTGTACTGTCAATTAAATTTGGTTCTACATGCTCAAGTACATCACTTGAATAAACTAAGTCAATTTGTTTAGGTAATTCTATTGGAAATGTTACGGGGTCATATGTATACAAATTTATATTAGGATATGATTCTTTTATAGCATTACTAGTATTACCTTTGCCTGCGCCAAAGTCTAACATACTAGTCACTTCGTTTGTCTCAAATAATGTTGATACAAGTTTTGGAATGCCTGATGCTCTTCCAAAGGATTTAATATTATGTAATTTTTTTAATTCTTCTAAGTATTCTTTACTGTGTGCCATTATAAACTTGCGTCCTCCATGCCAGCAACTCTGAGCTTTACAACATTAGTTATTTGCCATTGCTTCTGGTCAAGGGCTTTTAGCACGCCTAACCATTTGTTGCGCATGAGTGCAAACTCGTTAATAATCTTTTCGTAATCAACAACGTCTGCCTCACCGTCTACGTATTTTTCAACGTCACGGCTTGACAGAGCTCGTTGATAGTTTTCAAGATACTTCTTAAAAAATGAGCTACGCAGTCTACGTAGCTCAATATTTAGATAGTTGAGTATAGCTTCTATCTCTTGTAATTGGTTAAAGCGATGCTCTACGATACCCGGCATTTCTGCTGCCGCCCGTTCAACATTACCTTTCAGTTTACATTCGTTACGAGCTTGTAGCAACTCGTTTTCAAAGTATTGTATTGCTGAGGGGATTTTTGAAATATCTCTAGAAACTTCACTATACCAACCCATCAATTAATCCCATTCATCTTCTTCGTCGTCATATGTTTCATAATCTTCAACGTCTAAGTAATAGTTAATTGCTTGATCTAAATGTGCTTCTGTACCAAGACACTCAGTAAGTGTTTCATCACTTACTCCATAATCTGCTAACAAATCAACATATTTTTCAGCAGCCATGTCTATATGTTTTTTGTCTAGAAACTCTTTCATTGTAGACCATACGTCAGAAATTATACTTTCATCCATTTGTTTAGTTACTCCTCGATCATAACTTCGTCATCAATGTCGATAACTTCGTCAGCGGTATTTACCACAGGCGTAGTTTTTTCAGCATATTCCGACATAATTAAATCGAGTTTATCGCCTTGCATCCATGCTTTACGATAGTCAAGATGTTCTTCACCAGTTAAGTCAACATACTTGAGTCTATTGCCTTGTTTTACTAACAAACCTTTTTTCTCAAATAATTCAATAAGACCACTGTAAGGATTCATACCTGTTTCATATGGAATCTTTACTTGTACACCTTCGAACGGTTTAGCATAACGAGTTTTCATTACTTTACAACCTGCTCTAATACCACGTACTTCTGAAATCTTATTACCAGCTTCGTCTTCTTTAAGTTTCATTTTCTTCATTGCAACAACAATTGATGATGCATAAACAAAGCCTTGTCCACCACTAATCTTGTCATCTGGATCAAACATATCTTGTGATGCATATGTATGGTTAGTACATACTAGACCTACATTAAGTGAACCAATCATGTTAACTGTGTTACGAACAAGTGCGGTCAATTGCTTAGGCTTACGACCCATATCACCTTTCATATCACCCTTACTAAACTGATCTACGTCTGTAGGTGTTAGTAACATACCCAAACTATCAACTACAAACAATACTTTAGGACGGTCTTCTGCATCCATTGCCTTGTAGTCTGCTACAAATGTTGATATAGTTTTTGCTACATCATCAATCATACTCATGTTTAGTTTAAGTAGTTTGTCTTCTGATGTGTCTACATCTAATGCTTGTAGCCACGATTCATCAAGTGCGTTCTCTGAGTCAATTAGTACTACAAAGATGCCTTGATCTTGTGCGTGTTTTACAATATTACCTGAGCAGAAATAACTCTTACCTGCTCCTGATTCGCCTGCAAACACAGTAACCTTACCAAGCGGAACGCCTTTGTGAAAGTCGCCGCTAATAAGATAGTTAAGTGCATATGAGCCTGTTGAGATCCAATCAGTAGGATCATTGAAGCCGCTACTCATGCCTGAGATACTTTTAGTCAAGTCCTTACGGAACTTACTGACATCAAATGATTTAGCCATAGTGTCTCCTTGTTAAGCCAAAGTGTAGGGGATTTCTCCCCTACATAATTTTATTACTGAGATTGTCTTGCACGAATCATTGCAAGAATGTCATTTGCATCACCTGTTGTAGCTTCTGCTGCTGGTGCTGCTGCTGGTGCTGCTGCCGGAGCAGGTTCTTGCCAACCTGTATCAGTTGTAGTTTCTGCTACTGGTGCAGCTGGAGCAGGAGTAGGTGTTGCTGCTGGAGCACTTTGACTTACCGCAGTTGCTTGTGGACTTGCTGTTACGTTAGGATCGCCTGTACGTGCTTGCATGCCTGCTGGACGGAAGTACTGTGACCAACGATCTGCATCGTATGCTTCACCGTCTACTGACGCTTCAAACATTTCCTGCATCACTTTTACTTCAATCTCACCTGGCTTTTTAGGTAAGAAGTCATTTAGATTAAACAAGCCGTGTGTATTAACAGCATTCATTTCAACATCACCTAATGGACGCTCTCTACGAGCCCAGTTAGATGTTGAATAGTCTGCATAACCGCCTTTTGAAGTTTTGTTAAGACGGAAGTCTACACCAGCAGTATAGTCTGTTGGCAACTCTTCCATGTCTGGATCCATAAGCGCCTGCTTAATGATCTGGAAGATTTGTGGACCAATAATAAAGCGTCTGATTGGATTCTCAGGTGCTTCGTCATCAGTTAGTGGATTG